GTGTAGGCATAATAACCTCTAAAAAAGAAAGCTAGGGGCCAAGAACTGGCCCCCAACCTCAGGTAGGTAGGACTAAGCGGGAAGTCCTTGAACAACATAGCGAGGATCCATGACACCAGCAGAACCCCACCAAGAAGCCTTGATGGCAACCGCAATATCCTGATTAAATTCTGCCCAGTTGTTAGCGGGAGCTTGAACAACTTCCATTGGCTTGGCCTCTCTCCAGACAAACGCTTTCTTGAAGTTACCCAAGTAAACATATTTGTCTGCGGTAGCAGCAGCAATACCGCTGGTTACCAACAGGTTTCTCGCATGAGCGGATGTGAGAAGACCGTAGTTGTTATCCAATGGATTAGGACTTTCCAACTGCTCAACATCACCAGAAGTGGCATAAGGCCCATTCTTAGTGGTGGTCTGAGGATTGAGAATCCTAGAAGCAGTATATTTCTGGAAAGGCATAACAAGCATCTGCATACCGGGGCCAAAGATGTCGATTGGCTTACCAGTATTAGGATCTTTCATCTGATAGAACAACTGCTCTAGCGTATTAATGCTAGCGAAGTTGCTCAATGCATAAGAAGTAACCTTGTTTACGAAACCAAAGGTCATGCCAGCTTGAGCGGTTGCTGAATAGGTATTCAGGGTCGCTTCTGCACCAGCACCAGTGCCGTATACATAGCTACCTGTTAGTCCAAGAACCGTGTTGAGAATTCTCTCTTCACGAACCAGACCGCAATAGTTGCCTACGGATTCGGCAGATGCCAAAGCTTGCGAGGTCTTATCCGAGTAAATCATTTCTGCGGTAATTGCACAGATTCGACCAACCTTTTCAATAGCTGGGAGTCGTACATAATTACCAGAGAATTGGGTTTGCGGATAAGGCATTCCAGGTTGAACAACCTCAGGAGAAGGACTAATGTCCGATAGCCAAGGAATCAACTCACTGGAAAGGTTTTGACCAGCAGGTACAGTAGATACAAGCTGATCACCAATAAATGATGCCAACTTGTACTTTTCGTGTACAGTGGTAATCAGAATCTGGCCTGTGATGGCAGCAAAGTTGGAAGCATCTACTGCTTCTGTTGCTTCCATAAAGGTTCGCTCTGGCCCATTAAAACGATTAAGCTGTTCAGCCCAATCATCACCAATGATACCTTCAGCAAGACCCCTGAGTGAAATGCGATTTACCGCAATGTCACCCTTTGCGATAGATTCCGAAAAAAACTGCTTGGTTTTAGCCAAACCATTTTGTTGGCCAAACTCCTTTAGCTTTTTACCTAAACTCTTCATACTAATCTCCTTAAAAAGTTGTGGTTACTTAGCCACAGGGTTTTGACCAGACAACAATTGGAATTTTACAGTACCTGTGCCAGCTAAGGCCTCGACAACTCTACCAATAGCTAAAGCAGCAGACGCAACTTTAACTAAAGATTGTGGTTGAAGAACATTTGATACTGCCGTTGGGCCTACGAAATCCCCAACTAAAAGGGCTGAACCAGTATAATCACCAGCGTAGATACCAGAGCAGTCAACACGAATTTGGTTGGCTACTGAGTTACCGTAAACAAGGGGGATATCTGCTCTTTTTAATTGACCAGAAACACCTAGGAAAGCACTCGCAAACGCAGTTTGAGTGGTTGCCAAATTGGTATCCCAAGTAAAATCAAGAGCGGAAATAGCACTACCCGAAGATAAAGCTACTAAATCGCCAACTTGAATCGCCTTAGCGGTGGCAACTGGAGCCACCACAGGATTAGTCGCATTAAAACTGTAAGTAATTGCCATTTAGAGGACTCCTTAATGATGGCTTTACTTTCCAAGGACATTTTCACGAAACTGTTGGTAATTCGACTCGCCTTGGATTGCAGTCGAACTTACTGGCTTAACGCTGGCCCTAACAAGAGCAACCCTTTTCCTGTCTTCAATCGCTTCTGCCCACATCGTTTCACCGATAGCGGACAACTGCTTTACAAACACAGGGGTTGGCTCCAACTTATTCTCTTTAAGCAGAGAGAATATTTTTTCTTCATTAAGCTTCTCAGCTTTCCACTTGCGAAGTTCTATAAGCTCGTCAATGGATTCTTTCTTTTCGTCATCCATTTCTTCTTCGCCAGATTCTTCATCACCAAGGTTAGCCTGTGCGGGTGTACCTTGAGTTTTGTTGGTTCCAGTTACATCTGTGGTTTCGGCAGTCATATCGCCACCACCAAGGCCAGTAGCAGCAGCAATAAGGTCAAGAATCATCTTGCCCTTTGCCGAACTTTCTCCCGGCCCAACGCAAATATCCATAATTTTCTTGAGCATATCAGAAGACGGTTCTTCCGAAGTCGGTGCAGCAACAGGTTCTTCCGTGGGTGCAACATCAGGAACCTCTTCCTTATACATTTCCTTTACAGGATTTTCTTCGGTCATCATTTTGTCATTTTTCATTGCAATCTCCTTGGATTCAAAAATGGTGGTGGTCGTTGCAGGATTTGCAACTAGATCCACCGATCTAACTCTGTCAATTCTTACTACTCTTTCTGTTCCATCTTGATCAGGAATTGATTTGCCACTAACAAGATGGCTAAAGCCTACATCACCAAGCCCATTGTTTTCTGCGAACCACAAAAATGATTCAATCCCATCAGCATGGGGGTTATAACGGAAGTCAGCATATAGTCCTTCTGGAGTAAAGCGGACATTCTGAAGCCATCCTAGCCTGTCAGAAAACAATGGTGCTTCGGTTTTGTGATCTTTGTTTACAGGGGCATTTTCGTATAGCGGAACCGCATCACGAATTGCTTTTGGATCGTAAATTCTTCCGTTCATGGAGTTAAATCCAAGCACCTTCACACCGTAAACAATGCACTTGTTTCGGTCTACTGCACCAGATTTATTTTCTAAAACGGCATTCATAGTATGATATTACATTCCATCGTCTAGCTGTGTCAACAATTATTCCGTAACTGCTGATGTATTTGTTGGTGTGTCCAGTTTTTTTGGTGAAGAACTTGACACAGGGGTTGCAGGTTGCACTGGTTCTGGAATCTTGACTACTACATCACGGAACATGAGATCAATCATCTCCGGTGTAATCGCAGGGAATGACGCTCTTGAAATTGCTTTGCCACTTTCTATAGGAATTTCTCCAATCGTGCATCTATGGATGATGTCTACAAGGGATGCAATCTGTGCCCCATTGAGTGCGGAATCTTGAACCTGTTCACCACCGCCAATACCTTGCGAAGCACCACCAGTATCTACTCTTGATGAAGGATTCATCGGGTCGGTGCTGGTTGCACTAGCTTTTTCGTCTACGATTGGCTTAATAAAGTTTGACGCTTCCGTGTCATTGTCAAGTCCTAGTTCAGCACGAATTGTTTGAATCGACTTAACACCCATTGCATGATAAACATTGTTCATCTCAGCTTCTTTTTGATGTTCTCTAGACTGTAGAGAATATGCTTCAGAAGTAACCTTGATGTTTTTGAGTATTTCTTTCGGAATAATTCCGTGTTCCGCTGCAAGATGAATTTGTGACCAAGCAAGTGACTGGTTTGGCTCAAATCTGCACTCAGCTAAAGATCGTCCAACAATCCCTTGCCATCGTTCAAATGTTCGCCTTGCTGGAGCTTCAGCAATGAGTGCTGAAGAGTAGTTATTATTCGATGCGTCACCGGACATGAGTGTTTCGCTGATTCCAAAGCGTGTTGCAAGGGATCGGAGGTTTGCTTGGAGAACTTGAATAAGTCCAGCAGCGTCAACATTAGCACCGGGGAATTCGTAGTCGATGTTTGCTGGAGCGGTGATGATTGATCCATAGCCAAATCTCTCCAATCCAATAGTTTCGGTAGCACCAAGGTTATTGCTTCCACCGAGCGTAGCATCGATCTGAGAGTCTACAAGTGAGGACATCGAGTCTGGAGCGACATTGTTGATCTTTCGCACCATCGCAATCTTTGCTCTAGCCTTCGCCATCGTGACCGTAGACGCAAGGATGTCTTCGCAATTGGTCAAGTTTTGAAACACAGGATAGAAGGTTGTCAATCCACGCTTCGCATTAGCGTTTGTGCCAATCTTAATGTGTATTATGTCTTCAGCAGGTATAAAGGTTGGTTCTCTAGATACGGTTGGTTTAAGAATAACCTGATATCCAAGAACTGAGTTAATATCGTCCTCTTCGCAGATGATTCCAAATGAGTCTTTTGGCGAGCCAATGTCCGTTGCATACCCTCTGACCAATTCAGGTTCAATAAAGCGAATTACTAGCATTCCGTTGGCTTGTGGGAACTTTCTGATGAATACCTCTCCATCTACATGAAGGCGGTACACAATTTCATTCTCGACATCAACCATATTGTTGTATTCACGAAATATGTCGAGTGATGCCTGACACCTTTTTAACAGATCCTCTGGAACCGGGTTCTTTAGATCGATTGAAGCTACCCGCCATTTAAATCCCGCAGACCCAACAACGAATGATTGAAAACACTGTACTAGGCCATGAGCAAACTCATTGGTCGCAAATACGAATCTAGCTCTATCTCTGATGCTTTTAAGCTGCCACCATGACAGATAGATAGGAAGCTGCTCACCTGATAGGTAATTGTCTCTAACCGCTAATTGAGCGGGATTGACCCAACCACCCATACCCGCATTAGGAAACTGAAACGCACCATATTCACTTGGATCGTTCCAAAACGGCCCCCATCCTGTCTGATAACTTCCAGTATCATACGAAATAGACTCCTTGATCGTTTTCTTCGACCTTGGAGCTTTAGGGACTGGTTTTGGTGACGGTTTTTTCTTTGCCATTTTTCGGTGACCCAATGGTTTATTGAGTAAACATTTGGTGTGCTTACTATTTGTTTACAGCGACAAAACCATTTAGAGATCCAGAAGTGTTTCCAGATACTGTTAGCTTTATTCCCGCAGAACTTAGAAGCAAACCACCACCTTGAACTGCACTAGTAAGCGTATCGTACTGAGGAATATGAATCTTTCCTGTCATTTCGGTTGTTCCATCCGCTTCAAAAAATTGGACATAACAATCACAATCGGGTTGCAATACAAAAGCGTGTACATGAGACACACCGCTAGCAGCAAGTGTTATTGTTCCCGGTATAGTTTGGGAAATCGGAATAGACATATCTGATGGCATATAAACCTCCGGTTAAGATGCACACATTGTATTAGGTTA